GATGAAATGCCGGTGTTCATCACCGAAGTCGTGGAACGCCCCTCAAGCATTGACCGTTCGGGAGATTCTTTCGGCTGATCGAAAAACGATTTCAGAGTTTCGGTATCGGGTAGCATATTCCCAGGTACCTGTCGAAACGCCCTTTCCAGTGCTTCGACGCCCATGTACTCTCGATGAATTAAGAATTGCGCTTTCCGCACGTCAGGGCACCGGAGTTTGGGGTCGGGTATGACGTAACGCACGTGCACTGACTCGCAGAACGGTTCGTTAACTTCGATCCATTCTGTTTTCATCACCCACTTGCCGTCGCCCTTCTCGTAATACTTGACCGGCATGTTGTTTACGTTCTGAACTTTTGGCGTGCCTTTCCGAACGCGAACCCTGATCGGCTTTTTGTATTTCCTCCAGCCGAGTCTCATGTAACAGGTCCCGTAGACCATGAGTTCCTTGATGCACTTTCGGAGCTCTTCCCGGAAACCCATCTTGTCGAGCTGGTAGTTGATCAGCTCTTTGCAGGCTCGCGCGACATCCTGTTTTGTTTTCGGTCGGGCTACAATTTCGAATGGCGGGTCGTCAGCAAAGAGGGCCGACATCACCTGGGGCATCAGGCTTTCGATGTGCTCGTAGATTAGCGGAACGCCTAAACTAGCGCGTGGAACCGAGCTACCCTCCCAAAATCCTTGTGGAACGCGGAACAAATACAGGCGGTCGTCCGCGTCCCACTCGACGCTCATGCCCTTGGCTAAGAGGTAGTACTCGGCCCGGTTGAGGTCCTTCAGGACTAGCTCTTTGACGATGTCATCTTCGGGCAGTTGAGGCGGTAAAGGAACCTGATCGGCCTTGATTTCGTGCGCGAACGAGATAGGGCTGTCTATGAGGGCCACGGTTTGATATAACTAGAGAGCACGGTCTGGGTCATGGTGTGCAGGGAGATCCTGCGACAGCGCTCGGGTTTGGGCGCGCATGAAACAACTCAGGCCGTTAACCGATCAACCCCGCGCCAAGTTCACAGTCGGCATCGTCCCATTTCAGCGAGCTCAACTCCACACCGTACACCGCGCCCATGGCCAGCGACGAACTCATCGTGCGATAGTACATCAGCTTTGATACCGCTTGCGGGATCGCTCTCATTTTGAATTTCGGAAATCTGCTGAACTGAAGGTATAGGTTTGTGAGATGCGGCAGATCGGAATGAAACCACATCTGCGATTCTCGCAGCAGTGGTTCGAGAGCGAGCACGCGATTGATCATGTCGTCGTCGGTTTGCTGGCGCCCGGGGTACTTGATCCAGTCGATCGCAAACGAGAGGCGCAACTGCCGAAGCCTAGACATGAGCCCGGGCTCGATCATGCGCTGCCGTTTCGAATCTTCGAAGCCTACCCGGGAGATCGGCCACTTTTGCCAGAACTCGACCATGCGATCTATCAACTGCGACGGTTTGAAGTAGCCCATCGTCATATCGATCACAAACAATCGCCCCTTACCATCCCAGCCGCCCACGACCCCCACCGCCGGCTCCGCTTCGGGATCGGCCAAGTCGAAGTGCCATGTCATGAAGATCGAGAGCATTCCCGTGTCCGGATACTTGTCCCGCTTCACCGTGCGCCGGATTAACTCGTTCATTGGGAAGTTGTCCGCGGTGACGGGCAGCGGATTCATCAGTCTCTGGCAGTTGAAAAAATACGGATTGTCAGCCTGGATCTCGGCCAGCTCTTGCAGGCTCCAGCGCTCTGGATGCAACAGAATCAGATCACCGGGCTTGTAGTCCTCTTGGATGTAAAAGCCGTTCTGCTTTGCGAATTCGAAATCGTCAGTCCAGATCGGCCGCCGATGAATCCGCCAGATCGGTGCAAGGCCCTTGGATCGCCGCTCGTTTTCTTTTTCCGTAATATGGCCGTAGAGGTCAGAAAAATCATACGGGGTTCCGTCCAACTCTCGCACGCCACCCGGGTTCATCAGGTTTCGCGCCAGATCGAAATCGTCGATCGTGCCTTGGAGATTCTCCCGCGTCTGGTAATTTTTTTCGTTGACCAGATCATCCCCGACCATCCACTCATAATGGCTACCCGCCTTGCGTGATTGCAGCGTCGATATGGAAATCGTTGGCTCACGTCTCGGCTTGCTGCGCATCGGCGAAGTTATCTCGCCCGCGGTTCCGAATCGATCAGGTGCCTCGTTCTGCTGATCTTTTTTGGTGCTCCATGGAACATGCTCCGGGTAGAGTTCACGCAGCGTTGAGTTGGTGAGCAAGTGATCTTTCGTCTCGCGCACTGCTCGCTCGACCAGATCTTCCACGCCCGACATTCTCAGGATTGCGACGTCTGGAAAGTTTACCCAGTTCTGCAACATCTTCCCGATCGATATCGACGTTTTGAATTCGCCGCGCGGGTCGAGGATGAGAATATTTTTGGGTGTGGCCTGTTTCTCGAATGGCAATGTTGGATCGACTGCGCCATACATATCACACACTTGCTGGTGAACACGCGGAAGCATGTCACGATAGCCGAGAATTTCTTTGCAGAAGAAAAACAGGTCTCGCTGGCCGCGCTCACGCGCAGAGATTTGAACGTCTGTCAGTTGCCCGATTCGCGCATCGTTCGGGCTGAGCGGGAGGGTTTCCTGGAAGGCTTCTGGCTCTGGTTCATTTTTTTCTGGCTTTTCGCTTTTCTGATAACGCGATGGCGATGGCTTGCTTTTGGGACTTGACTTTCGGACCTTTGGCGGAACCGGAGCGAAGCTTTCCTCGCTTCCACTCTGACATGACGGTTTGGACCTTGGAGTCACCGAGAACTTTTTCGACGCTCATAAATTAAAAATGGGGATCAGCGTCCAGCCGACGCCGACCCCCAAGAAGAGGAGACTATGACCACACTCTATCAGCGGTCTGCGACCTTGTCATTAAATTTCGCAGACATGGGGAAGCCCGCACGATAGGACTCCTGAAGGACTTTTCCACACAGATCTTCCATGTCGGCCACGGAATTTTGCCAGCCCGCCGGCTTATCGCCTTTGTGCTCGAAGTTTTCATGATCAAGGATCTCGCCCGAGGGGAACGCAAGCTCCTTCGTCTTGTCGATGATCATCTCTTCGCGGCCCTTGTTGGAGTTCGGCGTGGGCGTTCCGAGTATTTTTTTGTTTCCCGGTTCAACGAGTGCCATGGACGTTTCTCCCTAAAAAGAATTCTTCCCGAGCTGTACCGGACCAGCGGGCATCTTGTTGCCCTTGGTCTGTCCCGGCCCATCGTGCGGACGGGCATAGCTCGGATTTTTCCCCGATGCGTTCGGCGAAGGCAACTTGTAGGACTCGTTCAGGTCATGCCCCGTGTGGTACGCAGCCCTGAACGGGTTGTTCTGCATATTCATTGCATCCAGCTTTGGGCCGAATTTCTCGGTCTTGATCGGCTGGATATGCGGAGCATGAACCTTTTGCATAAGCTCCTACCGAATTACGCGCGGCCGAAACGAAGCCGTTACCGAGCTGCCGGCAGAATCGTTGACATCGAGCAGCACCGGCGAGGGCGATGTTCCAGCCACGGTCGGCGTTCCTGCGAGGGTCACGATTGTGTTCGTCGAATCCTCGACAAAGGTGATGCCGGTCGGCAATGGACCCGAAGCGGGATCGATGCTGTAGGTGTACGGTGGCGTGCCACCAGAAACGGTTGCTACTGCTGTGCCGTCTGCCGGGACTCCCACGTTAAGACTAAAAGTGCCGGAACTCGGTGAGATTGAAAGTGGGGTTGACGGGCCTGCGACGTTGAAAGTTGCGGAGAACTGAACCTGCGACATATTAATTCCTTTCGGTAATCGGACTACGAATTCAAACTCTTCTGGAAGCATTTTATTTCTTTGCTGGCGCTGGCGCCGGTGCGCTTGCTGGTGCTACGGGCCAAGACGTTGACGTTGATTTCTTCGCTGGTGTCGCGGCGGTGCCCCAAGCACCCTTTGCTGAATCTGCTTGCGTTGCTGGAGTTGAATCGGACACATCGAGCAAAATCTGGACGGTCGCGGTTCCGACTGCGGTCGGCGTTCCCGTCAACAAAACTGAGTTCGCAGAGCTCGTCACGTAAACGCCAGCGGGCAGTATTCCGCTGCTCGGGCTTGCGAGAACGGTGTAGGGTGGAGTCCCGCCGTAGATCTCTGCGATTGGCAATGGAGAAACGGCCACTCCAACTTCGAGCGTTCGGCTGGTGTGCCGCGGAATTACAACCAGTTCTCCACCAGGAGCCGGTACTGGTCCTTCA